TACGGCGCGGTCGAATAGCTGCGCCGCACAGATTGCGGCTCGTCGCCTGGGGCGCGGAGCGTGGTACCCGGCAGCTTGAAGTCGTCGCGATTCCACACGACGTACTGGAAAGACTGCCGCGCCACAGGCACGCGCGGGGCAAAGGTTTCGCCAACGAAGGCATTGTTGCGGAACTCCTTGGCGAAGTTCGACAACGCCACATTCAGAGCCCCAGCCGGCATCGTTCCAACATAGCCGCCCATTTACATCCTCCTGCCGCTTGCGCGGGTCGATTTCCGTTTCAGTGCGCCGCCAGGCGCTTGGCTCATCACTAAGCGCCTGGCGGAAAAAGTTAGGCGATTGCCGCTACCAGGCCGAAGAGCCCCGGCACGAAAACGCAGATGTAATCTCCCGCGTTCGGCGTGGTCTCAAGCGCAATAGCCACCACCGGTTGTCCTGCGGTCGCCGGCACAAGCTGGCCGGCGGCGTTGTTGGTGAGCGCTAGCGGCGCGGACGGAATAGCTGCGCCAACCTGGCCCACCGTTTGGCCGTGCTCGATCACAGAGATCGCTTCGGTGGTAGAGATCGCATCTTCCTCGATGATGCCGATGCAAGGCGAGTTGGCCACGCTGGCCACGGCGGCATGATAGACATCCGTGCCATAGACAACGGCGAGGCCGCGGGTAAAGCCGGACGAGCCGCCGGGGATCAGGCTTTCCTTGATCTGTACGCCCTTCGGACCCTTGGTTTCAGTGTTGATGTTCGTCATGACTTGCCCTCCTTGGGCCTGTGAATTTCAGAGGTTGCGGGGCCGGTCTTGCTTTCGATTTTTCCGGCCCGCTGGTGTATCTCGTTAGACCGCGCCAGCCGAAGAGCCGCTGGCTACCGTCAACTCGGGATGCTCTTCCGCGACCTCCGAAAGCGCTTCGCTGAAGCTGATCTTCTTTTCCTTCTGGCGCGCCCTGGCCGCGTTGGTCAGCGGATCGCCGCTCGCGGTCTGCCCGCGTCCAGCCTGAGCGCCTTCCACGAATCGGCCGCCGGAAACAATCTTCGGCAGGCCTTCGAGGAAGAGCACCAGCGTTTCGAGCGTGGTGACCTTCTTCTTCGCGTCGCCCTCGCCGAACTCGACGGTTGCGGTGGACTTGGCCAGCTCCTCGAAGACCGGGCCGAGGCCCATCTTCTCGAAGGCTGGAATCCACTTGCCTGCGCTCTTGAGCTTGGTGATGGCCGCCGTGGCGCGCTGCTTTACTTCGCCGCCGGCGATGGCCGTTTCACGCTCCGCAAACTTCGTGGACTGCGCTTTCAACTCGGCCTCCAGCGCGGTTACTTTTGCCTGGAGCGGTGCAGCGGCCGCGGTTGCGGCGTCGGTGGCGATGCGCCTGGCATCGTCTTCGCTGAAAGTCTTCGGTTGTGCGGCGCCGCCAAACAACTCGGCGAAGTAGGCCTTGATCTGTTCGGCTACGGTTTTCGTTGTATCTGCCACTGCGTCATCCTCCCCGAAGTCCACCTCGATGAACTTCGATCCGTGATCGTTGAATGCAAGGTCCTGCAAACCCTTAACTTCGGGCGGCTGCGCGCCCAGGTAGGCGACATGCCGCAGGCCGGTGATGTTGCCGTCCGCGTCACAATAGAACGCGGCCGAACGCTTCTTGAAGCGCCCCGCCTTGCGCGCTTCGTCAAACTTGGGATCGACCTGCTTTTCGCGCGCCAGCAGCTTGTCGCCGTCGACGGCCAGGCTCTCAATCCAGCCATAAGCCGGCTTGTCGTCGGCCGGGTGGCCGATTGTATCGGGCGCTTCGTGGTAAGTGGGGTCGTAGTTGCGCACCACGCGGTCCAGGTCGGCGCGGGTGATGAGGCCTTTGTTGGCGCCGCGATAATCGCCGGCGCGGAAGATCTCAATCCAAGGGCGCGGCGCTTCGCCGTGCGTCTGGCCGAGGTGATTCTTCACGAAGTCGGTGGTGTCCAGGCCTTCTTCTTTGGCGCGGGCCACGATCTTGCGCGCGGCGGGAGCCTTTTCGCTGGAGGCAAGCTCGGTGTGAGCGTACATATCCAGCGCGGAGTTGACGTGCTTATGCGTATCCAGCGGCAGATGCCAGGTATCGGTGTTGTCGGGATCGCCAGCCGAGGCGAACTTGTCCGCCGTGAGCGCGATGCCTTCGACAGTCTTCGTCTTCGCCATGGAACCAACGTATCGGACCGTAACGCCGGCCCGTGCGGTAGCTGGAACAGTTGTGCTATCTGGAATACCTACACTCCAGACAGCGTGTGGAAGCCAGGCTCGGGCACTCCCAGCCGGGCCAGCAAGGGCAATCTTTCCATGCCGCCTTCATCGCTTCCCTCGGGCGCGTCCTCGGGCAGCACGGGGATGACCGCGCAGCGGCAGTTGAAGCCGCTGGGCGGATAAATCTTCAACCAAACTGGGTCAATAGCCCGCGCGCAAAAACCATCCAGCGACGCGTGCGCCGGCCTCACGCGCAGATCGCCGACCGTCCAGTATTGCCAGTAGGGCAGCGCATCCATCATGCCCGGCTCTTTCATCTGCTCAAGCCTGCCCGCGCTGTAGGCTTTGCCCGCGTTGGTTTGGAAGACGGTGTCCAGCTCGAAGGCCGCGAGATCCTCGACGCCGGCGTCCGAGGTCAGCTCGTCTACGGCCTTGTGAAAATCGTCGCGCGTTCCGCCTTTGGCCATGGTCTCTTCCAGCGCGTCGCGGATCTTCGCGATCAGCCTCTGGTCGCTGACCCCAGCCACCGTGAAGGCATCGTTTTTGTATTGGCTGCTCAGCCCGTCGAAGAGATCCCGCGTGACCGGCGTCAGATTGCGCAGGTACTCGACCGCGCCCTCCGGAGGCACATCGAAGCTGAAACTGACGTTGAGCGTGTCGCCCTGGGCGTCGTCGTCCGCAAAGTTCTTCAGCCGCGAGCTGGTAGCCAGGTGCACGGGACGGCGCAGCTTCTTTAGCCCGACGCCGGCGACATGCAGCCTGCCCAGCAGATTCGCAGCGGCCAGGTGGTTAGCCAGAAGATCGCCGAGCTTTGTCTGCTCTGAGCGCACGAGATGGATTGAGCCGAGTGCCAAGCTATTTCTCCCCCGGTGGCACGGCCGTCGCAACGATCTCGCGCACGCGGCGCGCAAAGATGCCCTTGGCCTCGCCTTGCAATTGTGCGAAGAGCCTGTCGTATTGGTCCATCTCCTCGCGCATTGCTGCCTCGGCCTGGCGCTCGGCGAAGGTGGCGCTGGAGCGGTCGGTGAGCGCCACAGACGGCGCGGCCGCGTTCGGCACCAGCTCCTGATCTTCCGTTTCGGTCGTAGTCAGCGGCCGGTCGTAACGGTCACTGATGTAGCCGACACTGAACTTTTTGCCCATGCGCATCAGGCCGGTGTCCACGGTGAGGGCAAGATTGAGATCCTCAGCCTCTTCGAGATCGAATTGCCAGATCGGCATGGGCGCCGTCGGCCCGAAGTTCCAAAGCACCAGCGGCTTGACGAGCTGATCGTTGATGACCGATTGCAAACTGCGGCAAAGCTCGACGCTGCGCTTATCCAGCGTGTCGGCATGGGTCTGGCCCTGGGCCTTCGATCCGCCGCCGCCTTCGTTGCCGAAGCTGGTCAACGTCTCGCCCATGACCCGGCGCGCGATGGAGTACTGCATTGCCTGAAAGAAGTTTTCGTAGACCTTGGGGTCTTGAGACCGGGCTATCTTGAGCAGTTCCTGGTCATACTCGAAGCCCTTGGGAACGGCGACGGCCGTGTTGTCTCTGATGGCCTCGGCAATAGCCACCGCCTGCTGGCGCTCCGACGCATTGTCCGCATCGTTGTAATGCACCACGGCGGTGCCCGGACCCTTTTCCGCATACTGCATCCACAGCCGCTGGATGTTGCGCTTAAACCAGCTCGGCCAGAAGACTGCCTTGAGCAGCGGGCGGCCCATGCGGTTGCGGCTGCGCTTGCGATAGCTGAAGATCAGGAACTTCTCCTCGGGCATCGTTGCGCCTTGAGAGGCCCAGGGATTAGCGAGCAGTTGCAGATTGCCCACCTGCGGGTAAAAGCGATTGCCGAAGAGAAAAAGCTCCTGTGGGCAATCGCTGATGTCCACCAGCTCCGCCTGGCCCTCCGAGGTGTCGAAGATCATCTCCTGTACGCTGAAACCGTAGCCGGGAGCATCGAGAACGCAATCCAGCACAGTGTGGAAGTCGAGTTTGCCGAGCTGCGTTTCGACGAACTCCTTTACATCCTTGGCCAGAGATGATTCATCACGCGGAGCGGGCAGCACGCTGCGATCCCGTTCGAGCACCGAGAGCTTGAGCGTATCCAGGCAGTTGGCCACATCCTCGTCTTTGTCTTCCAGCTCACGGTAGTAGGCCATAGTCTCCGGCTGGTTGTAGGTCATCGCGGCCCAGATCGACGTGGGGTTGCGCGTACCGCCGAAGGCCAGCGTATTGCGGTAAAGTGAGATCTGCTGCATGTAGAGGCTGGTAGACGAGATCATCTCGCCTTTGGGCGGCAGCGGCGGAACGGCGGCAATCTTTTTGTTGGCCATCACAGGTACCCCTTGATTTGCGAATAAGTCGTGGGTGTCTCCGGCGTCTGGACGCCGGTCAGCACGCACGCGCCGCCGTCGCCTGCCAGATCCGCCAGAGCTTTAGCCCAGAAGGCGTCGGCGTGGGCAAAGAGCTTTTTCTTGACGCCGCCCGCGACGGCCGTGTCCACCTCGATGCGCGGCGCGTCGAAGGTGACGCCGCTGGCCGTGGCCTGGCGCTTGATCGCCTGCAGCTCGGCGCGGATCTGCGGATCGTAGGGAATACGGCTGCGCTGCTGCTCCAGGCGCTTCTTGATGCGGATGGCAAGATCGGTCTTCATCTTCACGCCGTCATCGTTGGAGCCGCCGAAGCTCACGCCCATCAGCCGGCCTTCGTTCTCCAGATTCAGAAGATCGAAGAGGCCCACGCCCATGCCGGTCTTGTCGATGGCGCTCCGGGAAGTCATGCGAACAAGCGGATTCAGTCTCTTGCACTGCTCGGGAAAGCTCATGGCGTGCAGCTTGACGATGGCGCGGGTCCAGGCCACGTCGCCGATCTTTTCATCGAGCCACAGACATGTGGCGTCGTGATCGCGGCCCACGTCGATGCCGCTGTAGAGCGAACCGCGCGGATGGAAGTCCGGCGGCAGGTCGATGGTGGCGCCGGTATCTTCACAGGCGGCAATCAGGTCGAGAGTCAGCCAGGCCCCGGTGCTCTTGAGAAATACGCAGCAGAACTCCTGATTCCATGTGTCGTCATCGTTCAAGCCGCGGCGCATCTCTTCGATGTTGATCGGGCAACCCTCGGCCACAGCC